TGCCATCGGGAGCGATAAACTGTAGTCCAACAATAGAACCCTGCTTGTCTTTGAGTGGGATAACTAAATTATCATGTTTGTCTTTGCGTAACCCATAGGACAAAACCTGTTTCTTTTCTAAGTAAGCATGTTTTTGTACCTCTTCACATTGCTCCCAAATCGACTGGGAACGCTGCGCGGCCTGCGAATACTTTTCTGCTGACTTAACCTCGGCTTGACGTCTGAGCTCCTCAATCTCGGCCTTTTGTTCTTTAGTCATGCGAAACTTTTGACTGTTTTCTGGTTTCCAGATCGCTGTCGGCTGGTCCGTGCTGATACGATAATCACCAATACGGCCAAAGGGGGAGGATTGGTCAAGCCATGCTTGATACCAGCCGACGAGCTTTCTCTGATTGCCAATGTTGATGTACGCTCGACCTACCGAGCCATCGGTAACCAGTCCCTTTTTGGGATCGGGTTCGTAGCCATTAGTGGCTAGAAAATCTTGAAACTGAGATACATAATCTTTTGTGAATGGTGCGTTGAAATTTTTGTTAGGTCCCTTTATTTTTAATGACATCAATCATCCCGGTTAAATTGTTGTTTGCTTTGTATTGCAAATGGTTATAGAATAATATCCAAGTTTATGAAATTTTGCAAACACATTATGGAGGAGAAATAATTATGAGCTTAACAATTAGTGGCGAAGGTGGTGGCGGAGATCTACCAAATTTACAACCAGGTATCTACCAAGGCACTTGCTACAGCATTGTAGACATGGGCACAACTGACCAAGAATACAAAGGTGTTACTAGCAAGAAAACCAGAGTGCATCTGTGTTTTGAAATTACTCATGCACTGGATCCAGAAAACAATCCAATAACCATGGAAGACGGCAGACCTTTTGGTGTCTTTAAAACTTATACTGCATCTTTGTTTGAGGCTGCGGCTCTGCGTAAAGATTTAGAGAGCTGGCGTGGTAAAAGTTTCAGTGAGCAAGAGCTCAAAGGTTTTGATATATCCAATCTGATTGGTTGCACTGCAAGAATAGAAGTAGGTCATACAGCAAAAACTGATTTTTCACCCGGTGGCAAGCCAAAGATATTAGCACTGCGTGAGCCAAGAGAGGGTGTAAAGAAAGTCGATACTATCAACGACGCTGTTATCTTTGACTTAGATGTTTACCTTGATGATTTTAGAGGTAAGCAAAGTCCAGAAAGCAAAGCTATGTGTGACATATTTTTTGCATTACCAACTTGGCAACAAAGCGATATTGAAAGTAGTTATGAGTATCAAGCAGTCAATCCTGGACAAGGATCTGAACAAGGTTCTATGGCAGACGAGGTTAGCAACTTAACCGAGCAAGCTGCCAAAGATATGAACGACAGCTCTTTCGACGAAGACAACATACCCTTTTAACAGTTAAGGTGAGTGACCATTCTCCGAGTTTCTCACACCAACCTTTTCATAACGAAGAGGCGGTTGCTCACCACCTAAATATGTTTACAGACAAAGCAGAACAAATAGCAAAACTTTTAGACAGCAAAGGCGAGGCCTATGCCAAACCAGATGCTTTCTTTGTGCAACTTGCAAATGCCTGGAGTGGACTTCTAGGCGTAGAGCTTACACCCTCGCAGTGCTGTGCCATGATGATTGTCTTTAAGTCTTGCCGAATTATTAATAACCCAGAGCATATTGACAGCGCTGACGATCTTGTTGGCTATTCGTTGATAATGACTGAGTTAGTGAAACTGACAGAGCAAGAACATGAGTAACCAAATTGAGTACCAAGTTTTTTCTTTGCCAGCTGCAATCATGTTGCAACACCAATTACCTTCCGAGGTAGTGACGACTCTCAACGAGTATCTTGATGCTTTGAGGTCCAATGATAAGCGTGAGTCTGCATCTGACTCTTTGGTTGGTCAGATACACCAAGGCGAACAATTAAAAATGGATTTTACAGACCAGAGCTTACAACCATTTGTAAGTATTGTTGAGAGTTTGAGCACAGCTTATCTAAAACATTTTGTCGAGCTAACCAAATCTCCTCTACAGCCGAAGAAAATTAGTATGGATAAGCTGTGGTCAGTTCATAGTTTTGAGGGTGACTACAATCCAATACACGATCATTTGACTGCATCCAATATGGGATTGTCTTTTACTACTTGGACTTTAGTGCCAGAACAAATCTATAGACCAGATGAGGAGGCTGAACAAAGGTATGACCTTTATAACAGCTCTGGTTCTATAGATGGATTTATTAATTTTACCTATGGCTTAAATCAGATTGGAGATCCAGAACGCTTGCGTCCATCCCAATCACGATACATCAAACCAGAACCCGGCAAATTATTGTTGTTTCCTTCATGGATGCAACATTGTGTTTATCCTTTTTTTGGTGAGGGTGAACGCAGAACTGTTGCCGGCAATCTAAATTGTTTTAACTTAACACCAGAAGAAATAGAGGAGATGAAAAAAAATGCAGGAGTTTAAACCAGGAATATATGACGACATACCTTATGAAGTGTATGCAGAGATACCAGCCTTTAGATCTCACGATCTAACTTCGGTCATTAAATGCCCGTACAGCTGGAAGAATAAAAAGGATATGGTGCAAACACCGGCTCTACTTGAGGGCCGAGTGCAACACACTGTATTCTTAGAACATCATAAGTTTGGTGAAGAGTTTGTAATCCAACCAAAGTTTGACCGCAGAACTAAATCTGGCAAAGAAGAATATGCAAACTTTATGGAAACCATTGGTAATCGTACCGCTATTACTCAAGACTTGTATGACGTTTGTATGGAACGCCGAGAGGTTGTCAAAGATTACATACCTAAAGAAACCGACAAAGTAGAGCACACCTTAGTCTTTGAATGGCATGGCCATCCTTTTAAGTGTCGTATGGACTGGTATGACAATGAGTATGTATGGGATCTTAAAACATGCCGTGACGCTTCGCCTCGTGGCTTTAGAAATGCAATCAATAGTTTCAACTATCACATGCAAGCAGCACTCTATGTTGATGCTTGTAGAGTATTAGGCTTGACTGCTAAAGGTTTTAACTTTCTAGCACAAGAAAAACAACATCCATATCCTTATGTGGTATATACCTTGTCAGATGAAGCGTTGGTATATGCTCGCCAAAGGAATGAGCAAGCATTAGATTTATTGTTGAAATGTAAGGATAAAGACGACTTCAAACCCTACAATGTGGAAGGCATCCAGACTGTAGAGTTATCAGATTTGTATTAGTTGTTTTACCTATTTGATAATTTTACTTGTTATTGAGGGTTGCCATGTGTCCTCAATATGTTGTTTTAAGAAAAACTCCCAAGCCGTGAAGCCTTTGTTTCTTTCTTTTTCTATCAAATCTGAAAAGCCTATTTCTTCTGGTTTCCATATTTGAAGTGCAAGTTTTATATATATTCTTGTCAAGTCGTGATTACCACCTAAATCTTCAATAACAGTTTTTTCTGTCCACACTGTATCGGCGTCATACTCAACCTCTTTTATTAAAAATCTAGTAGCTTTATCTATACTATATGTTGTGATACTGCTCATTTTTTCTCCTTTTTGTTATTAGTTAAATTTCTCACATAGATATAATGCCACAAGTTGCAACTAATTGCAACTATTTACAGACAATAATAACAAGTTTTTTTAAAGGTAGTTTTCGTACAATTCTATGATTCTTTGGCGATCATGTAGCCAAAAAACCAACAGGTATCTATCACCGCTTTCAACTGGCAGGCCTTTATGCAGATTGATGAAACTTGGGAAGATCAGCGCATGTCCCGTTGGCAACGGACTTATCTCGCCGTAGTTGTGAAACGCGGTGCCACCGCCTTTATACTTACCAGTATTGAGCGGCACAACCACCGAAATATCAGCGCTTTCGTCATGGTGCCAGGCACCTTGTTTTTTATCTTTGAGATTGTAGTTGGCTATTTGTATTGTTGATGGATCTTTACAATCTCTTTGCCATATCGCATTGAACATAGGGTTGAGTACGCTTTGTACCACAAACCACATGCTGCGATACAACTCCGGGACATGTTCACGCAATACAATTTCTGGTATTTGGCGCAGCTGGTCTTCATCTGTGTTGGCCTCAAATGGTATTTCTTTTTTCATGTGTTCTATTTCTTTGATTAACATAGAACAAAATTTGCGTCGAAACAAAGGCACCCGGTATATTTCTGGATGTATTTTTTTTATAACTTTATGTATCGGAGTTTTACCCATGTCCTCCATACCTTGCTGACCTTTGAACTTTACTATGTCTGGCAAAGTGTCTTGGACAGCCTTATATGTCGTATGGTTAATCATCCAATGCGACTGCATGCTTAGTAGGTAATTTTTCAGTTGATACATGGTTTTTAGTATATCAGATAAATTTACATATTTATTTGTATAATTGTGCTAAAAGTTATAGAATTAACCAAATGAATATAGACTTAGACAACATGGACCATAAAAAAGACGGAAAAGAAATAAGGAAAAGTTTGGCTGTCGATCCAGCTACTTATGATCTTCTGCAATCAATTTGCGATATGGAGCACAGATCTAAGATAGATCAGCTCAAAGTATT